GCCAGTGATGCTGGTAAGAGGGTTGAATTTTGCTGCGGTCCCGCCATAGCCTCCGAACAGCTTTTGAAGCGTGGGATTGCTGAATTTTGGCAAAAGGTTGTCGATGCCTCTCGTCCACTTCTCGGTGATCTTGTCGATCTTATCGATCCAGTCGAAGATCTCACGCAGAACGGGTACGGAGGTGCTGGCTAGCTGCTCCATCTTATCGCTGAGGCGCTCGAAAGCTGGAATCAGGTCAATTACAAGCTTTTGGGTGATGCGCTCTATGCGCAGTTGTACGCCTTCCCAGCGTTCCTGGGCCTTGCGTGCGGACTCAGCATCGGCGGCAGAATAGGCTTTCTGAGACGCGAGTAGGCGTTCGACCTCGGTTCGGCCTTTGAGAAGAAGATTGATCGTGCCGTCATCAATGCCCAGGTTGCGACCGATATTGAACGCGTCCTGGCGATTGGGAAGCGAATTTAGCTTCTCGCCGATATCTCCAAGGATCTGCTCAAGCGGCTTCGCCTTACCGTTGGCGTCGGACACCGACACGCCAAGGGCTTGCAGGTAGGGGAGGATGCCAGTGTTGCCGGTCAGCTTCAGCTCAGTCAGCGACTGACTGAGCCCCTGCATGGTGCCAAGGAAGCTCTCGGTTGTGCCGCCAGACTGACGTACAGCGCCAGCCCATCGAGATAGCGTGTCAGCGCCAACGCCGAGGTTCTTTGATGCTCGGTCGAATGCTGCACCAGTCGCGATAACAGTTCGGGTGAAATCGGCCAGGCCGCGCCCCGTAGTCAGCACCGCAAAGAACTTCAGCGCAGCCTTTTCAAGCTGACTAAAGAACTCGGCGCCTTTTTTGCCATCGGCGGCAATGTTCTTGCCGACGTTTTCGGTCTTCTTTTTGGTGTCATTCAGGCCAGCAGCAACGCGCTTTTCTCCTTTCTGGAATTCAACATCATCCAGCGAGAGCTTGACGACAAGTTGGTCAATTACCGTTGCCATTCACGAGGCCTCTATTGTGCTGGTCGACGAGGTGGATTTCGAGCATCTGGTAGGCGTCGTACGGGCCGTACACGGTCTGAAGCTCGTTAAGGGTGGCGAGCCTTGAAGATACAAGCGTAGCAATTATGCCGGGGGTGTTGCGATACTTGATAAAACTCCCGGCATTCTTACCAGGGGCCTGAACCCCAAAATCTATTCGCCGCCACCCACGGAAAAACCCGTGAGGACTTCGAAGACCTCTTTGCGCAACTCGACCCAAGTCATGAAGTCTTCGACGTCATTCGGCAGCAAGGGGCGAGTGGTTTTGCCATCAGGTAGCTGCACACTAACGCAGCCCTTCATTTCATCCATCAGCGGCTTTAGCTGTTCGGCAGGAATGCGAGCCAGGCCGACAAAGGCAAAGCCTGCGATCTTGGCGAGAGGCGCACTGAAAATATCGATGTCGAAATCGGGGTTAGCACCAAGGATTCCCTGAAGTGCCCGAATCGCCCACCATTCAGCCGCATCAGCAGGCATTTCAGTTACGAGAAAGGTCTTGCCGTGATCTCGACCTTTCTCCGCATCAATCGTTACTACTTTGGTGCGACGTGCCATCTGTGTTGCTCCTGTCGGTTAAATTAGCCCAGCGGGATGGTGTCAACCTTTTCCCACTCAATGACATAGGTCATTGGTTGCAGGATGCGCTGAGCGTTTGCCATAGAGGTGTAATTCTTCAGGACGCCGCGAGACAGGGAGTGGCTGTACTGGTTGCCAGGCAGGGTGATGACGCCATTCAGGCGGAACACTGTTCGAGCAGCATCCTGGGCCGCAACCAGACCGTCAAACAGCGGGCGACTAGGGCTGTCAGGCTGAAGCGTGATGGTTTGGTTGTAGCTGCGGGGAACCCAGCCAGCAGACAGCTTGCCGTCGACACCCAGCGAGGTTTCTGCGGTGTCAGCGTTATCCATGGCAAACGCAGCATCAGCCGCGTAGCCCTCAAGGATCGTCGCAGCCAGCGCGAAGTCGGCAGAGCTAAGGACGAATGTGCTATCGGCACTGGTGATTGTACGTTCGGCCATTTGATAGGCTCCTTAGAGGACCGCGATGGATGCGAGGGTGATTTGCTGGATTGCTCCGCCGTCCATGTAAAACAGTTTGACCGGAGGCGATTGGCGCTGCTGACGAACCTGGGCAGTAGCTGGCAGGATTTGCAGGTAGTAACCCTGGGTCTCCAGCTGGGTAGAGATGTCGAAGCCGGCCTGAGAGGCGATGGTGGCTTTCTGCGACATGCTCAGCGGTACGCCGATACGGATAGAGCCGTTGTTCAGCGCTTCCGTGATCGGGTCGGCACACCATGCGCGAATGAAGGTCTCTCCCTGGCTGTTGTACGGAGTCGAGTTGTTCGCTTGCAGGCCAACGAAAATCGCCAGTTGCAGCTGGGCGTTCAGGTAAATCTGGTTCAGGTAGGTATCCAGCCAACGGAACTTGGAACCGTTCATGCGGCCGTCGTACAGAATGCTGTAGATGTTGCCCTGGCCTGGAGCCTGATACAGGCCGAAGTAGCTTGCGTTGTTGCTCAGGACAGCAGTGGCAAGCGCCAGTGTGTTGACCGATGTAGCCAGGCCCGACTGGGTTTTGAATGCCGGAGTAGCGCGACCGTTTACAGCGGCCCAGTCAATCGAGGCAGCAAAGCCACACAGGAATGCTGCGATGTTGACGGTGTTGTAAACGACGACGGTACCTTCGTAATTCAAGGTGTCGACAATGGTGCCGAATACTGCGGCGTTGCCTGGGGTGGCATAGCCCGCATCGGAGTCCCAGGCGATGTACGCATAACGGTTATTCTGGGCGTTCGTCCAGACCGAGAATGCAGTCTTGTCCGCCAGGCTCGGTTCAAACGTGGTCATGAAAGTTGCCCAGTTTTGCTCAAGGCTTTTCATACGGTCACCGGCTACGGCTGGCGTATCGATGTCGGCACCCTGAGACAGGATGCCAGCAGACAGGCCCAGTGCAGCAGATGCGGTCCCGGTAGCTTGCGTGATTGTCGATGCCGACCCAGTTGTGCCAGAAGTGATCACGAAGCGAGAACTGGTAGCGTCCCAGGTTACGGCAGCCGGACCAGTAAGGCCGAGAGCAGTAGTCAGAAGGGTGGCGGCGTTGCTGAAGCTGGTAGCGGCGCTCAGGTCGAGGCTGGCGGCAGTCTTGACGACACCATCAACAGTTACAACCAAGTTGCCGGTCACGGCCTGGATCTGGGTCAGCGTGGTTCCAGCCAGCGATTGGCCGCGTAGCCACGCAGCACGAGCAGCAACAGCGTAGCCACCGAAGAACAGGGTGCCAGGCTTCTTAGTGCTGTTGTCGAAACCAAGGAAGTAGTTGTCTGCCAATGCTTTCTGCGTGGAGTTGGTGCCGAAGTACAGGCCGACATCATCGGCGCTAGGGAAGCTCAGCAGCGACGTGATAGGAACCGTAAGGCTCTGATCCAGCATGATCGCGTTGAGCGACAAAGGATTGCCACCAGCGCCAACCACTGCGGGGTTAATGGTGACAATTTGCGACACCGGGATTGTCTGGGCCATGCATGTTACTCCGCAGGAATGGTTACGTTGGCGGGATCCACTGAGGTTTCGCCGACAGTGTTAAAGGATTCTTGTGCCACGGTTACTGGCGCATTGTACTGCACATATAGCTCCTGGGTCCAACGTGCTTCGAACTGCTTTTCACCGGTCATTAGCGGTGACTGGAATGCGTCGGTGCAGTAGAGCGGCTTAACGCCTTCAGGGAATCGACCTTCGGGATAAATGCTGCGAATCATGGTGGTGGTGATATTCGACATCTCGCCGCCAGACCAACCATAGAAATCCAGTTGGAAGCGCAGCTGAACCGGCATGACGTAGGACTGGGTTCCGGCGTCACCATCGAGTTTGACGCGGGTCGTGGTGTACTGCGGCTGACCGATCTCCGTAATAACTATGCTAGGCGGGAGCGGGGCGGGCACATCGTTGACCTGGCCGCGCACGATCTGCGTACCAACCGGCATCAGTGGCTGGAGGAAGTCAGCGACGGCAACTACTGCGGCATCGATATTCATGGCGCAGGATCCTGATAAACAATCGCCACTTTGCACCACGTCTGCCAGGACTCAAGCACCTTGAAGACACCCCATTCGCGAGACTTGGTTACGCCAGCCTCGTTGCTGGTGAAGACGACGTGAGACTGAGAGCTGCCATCAGGGCGGATAACGCCAGCCAGGCTGCCATAGAGGTACATGGCGCGGATAGTGCCTTGGATGTTGAGGCCTGCTACCTGCTTTAAGTCATCACCATCGAGAGCCTGCAGCTGCCCCATGGCTGGCGTATCCGTGTAGGCGGGTACTTGCTTGCGTGTGGCAGGATCAATGGCGTAGCCGTTCGGTAGCCGCACCACGACGGAAATATTGGGGTTGATACCCTGGATTGCGTTGTTGGCTATGCCGCGCAGGTTCAAGGCGTCACCTCGTACGTGATCGAGCGCGACATGTCGCCGGTATCCACCAGCGGTTTGTCAAAGCCCTTCTTGGCGATGGTCGAGGCCGCGTTGCGAGGATCTTGCCAGCCAACGATGGACTGTTGAAGATCCTCGGCGATCTTCTCACCCATGAAATTCAGGATGGTCGCGCCATCGTAGTTGTAGTAGGAGGCGGCACGAGCAACCAGCGCGCCCCAGCCTGGCGACTCATCCGCAATCATCTTGCGAAAGAATGGCCGAGAAGGGGAGGTAGTGGTGCCGAATTCGTTCCAGAATGCGACCTGGGCAACCTTGACGCCATCCGGGTAGGTGGCGCCATTCATAAAGCCCACAGTCAGCGAACCAGACATCTTTTGGCCGATAGCCGAAAGCGCCTTGGCGATGCTATCGCCCCCAGAAAGAACGGCCATTTTGCCCCTCCACTACGGTAGGTCGCGCACGATAACGGAAGCTGCGCAGCGACAGCGTGGACTGCCAGAACATGGCGCCCCATGCGGTCTGGTTGAACCATGCCGCATTCGGGGAACCTGGCATTTCAGCGCTAACCGATACGCTACCCTCGGTGGCGCTGGAGATGCGCCCAACCAAGCCAGGCTGGCCGTCAGGGTTGAGGGCGCCACTCAGGTAGGCAATGTGCGCCGTCAGCAGCCAAAGCAGCGTCGTCCTCTTCGGGATATCTTGGACAATGCTGCAATCGGTATTCGACAGGTACAGCGTTGCCAGATTGAAATAATTCGTCAGCATGCCATCACTAACCGCAGCGAACTGCGGGTATGCGAGCTTGAATGCTGCTGGATCGAAGATGACTACGGCCATTAGCCTTCCCCTACGCCGCTGTCCATTTAGGCCTGCTCGATGTTTTTGTCGGTCTGCGACACACCTTCCAGGCCGGTTTTCACGTCCTTTAACTCCTTGTGCTTGGCCTTGGCTTCTTTCTCGTCCTTGGCTTCGAAGATGGCGCCATTAAGCAATGGCGGGAATTCGGCAAAGCCTTTCTTCCAAGCGGCCCAGAATGCCTCATCGACTTCGGTCAAGCCGTAGTCATCAGGCGACAGGATGATGACGGGGCTGCGAGCCTGTGCGCTGTTCTGGCCCAGCAGGGTGACTTTCTGCATCTTTCCGCTTGCATCAACGGCCTCGATTTCGACGCCATTCGGCAGGCGGCAGCCAATGAGGATTGTCTTGGACATATTGGTTATTCCTGAAATTGGTGGGATTGCTCAGTCAAGCGCTAAGGTTTGAGCATACTATTTGCATGGCGACTAAGCAAACCGTGCACACAAAAACGCCCAGGGTTAGCTGGGCGTTTTCATTATTGCCGACGCATCACACGCCGATCATGCCGCAGATGAACATAGGGCGATAAATCACGGTACCCCATGTGCCAGCGGATTTCTTTTGCTTGAACGCTGACATCTCGATGATGATCGGGTGCGCACGCATCTTCTCGGTGAACGAGGCGTCCCAGGTGCGCTGGCCTTCGTACTCTTCGATGACCATCTGAACCTTCTGACCACTTGCGGTCGCGTATTCAGGCACAGTCCGAATTTCGAGGTTCGGGTAGGTCTTCTTGAGGATGTCGGCCACGTTCACGTTGAACTGATCGGTAATGGTCAGCGCGACGGACGATTGCGGCGACATGATCAGCACGATCTTGTCGGTGGTCTCCAGCAGACCCTGGGTGCGAGCTTGCAGGGTGAAGAACATCTTGGAGATGTCACGCTGCACTTCTACCGCAGTTGCGTTGATGGTGCCGTTGGGCAGGATCCACGCGGTACCACCAGCGGTCTTGGTGTTCGGGGTCAGGTCAGCGGACAGCGCCGGATCGTTCAGCATGCCGTAGTTTTGCAGGCCGGAAACGCCGAACAGGTAGGTCTTGTTCTGATACTTGTTCAGAGTCAGGGCTGATGCAATGTTCAGGCGCGCCGCGTAGTCGATCTTCGCCAGGCCAGCATCAGCAAGCTCGCGCTCACCCCACTGGGTCACGGTCTGGTAGTGGTACGACTGGCGTTGCGGGAACTGGAAGTTGGCACCGCTCGACCCGCTGTTGTTGTAATCGCCGTAGCTGGTAGCCTCACCAGTGGATTCGATCACAGGGAACATCGCGGTGCGAGTGGTCCAGTCGCCGGTCTTCTTCTCGCCACCAGCAGCCTCAGCAGCCTTCATTGGGGCAATCAGGACTTCGATCAGCTTAGGATCGAGGTAGGTAGACAGCATCGCAGGGATACCGCTGTTCGACTGGGTTACCAGGGGAAACGCGGCGTCCATTGCTACCAGGGCGCCATCGCGGTCCAGGCCGATGATGTCTCGGTAGGTGCGATTACCACCAACATCGCCGATCAGGCGAGGGTTGCCAAAGCTTGAGTCGAACGCGATACCGGCTCGCTCAAGGAGTGCTTGCATACGTGGGTCCATTTTCAGGCTCCTTAAACGGGACGGGACATAACGACCAGCTCGCCAACGGCACCAGTGCCGCCAACCGGGAAGCCGGAAATCGTGAATTGGGTTTCGATGTAGCCCGCGACGGTCGCACCAGCGGCAGCGCCTTGGATCTCGCCGGTAGTCAGCGATGCGAACACCTTCTGGCCCACGGTTACGGCGTTGGTGATTGGAGCAACCCAGTAGTCGCCGGTAACCATCAGGGTGACTTCGAAGCCTTGAGGGATCAGGTTCGATGTTTCGCCCAGGTAGGTGGTGATCAGCGCAGAACCTTGGCGGCGATGAACGAAGCCGGTAGGCGCGCCAGAACCTGCGTTAGAGACCAGACCGGCGCCGGTAGCCCAGGCGAAGCGGCCAACGGTAACGCCGGTAGCGCCAGCAACCAGAGTGCCTTCGTGAGACACGACCGAGCTGCGTGGGTTTGCCGAAGCAAAGTCACCGGCAACAGCCGCAGCTTGTTGCAGGTTTACAGTTTGTTGAAAACCAGTAGCCATGATGTCGACTCCTTAGCTGAAACGGTCGAGGCCTTTGATGGTCGCGACGGTCGCGGCATCATTGGCAATAAGTGGAGACTTGACGGCACGACGGTCGGCAGCCAGGGCGTAGAACTTGCCCAGCGCGGCATCTGGCATGTCCTTGTGGTCGACCTTCAGCTGATCCAGTGCAAAACGATACACGCTTGGCGCCGAGTCCATACCGATGACATCGCCGACAGTAGGGCGGACATCTGCCTTGGCCTGCTCCAGATCGCGGAATTGCTTGGTCAGATCCTTGCGCATGGAATCCATGGCTGCGGTCACGTCGTCTTCTTTCATGTAGCCCTCGGTCGACGGATCGGCGTCGGTAGCAGCTGGTTTTTCAGGGCCGTCCATGCGGGTCAGCATATTGCCGACAGCCTCCAGATCGGATGCGTCCAGGCCTTTGGATTTCAGGAAGTCGATGATTTCGGCATGCTTGGACTTGGCGCCATCGTCGTCTTCGTCGCCAGCCAGAGCGGTAAGCTTCTCAGGCTCAGGGGTTTCCTGCACGCCCAGAATGGCGTCGATGATCTCGTCCAGCGTACTGGTGTCGATCTCGGAATCCATGGCGACCAGGGCGGTTACCACTTCAGCCTTCTTGAAGGTTTTCTTTTTGGCTTCCCCAACAAGAGCGCCAAGACTGGAGTCCTGAGCGATTTTCGGGGATGCCGCAGACAGCGCAGCAATCAGGGCTCGGCCCAGTTTGGTTTTCATAGCAGGGGTTTCCTGTTTGTTGGTGAACGGGTTTGAGTCTGCAACGATAACGTCAGGGCCTGCGCGACCTTCCTCTACCAGGGCGACGTGGTTGCCCCTGATGTTGGTCATCTTGCCGTCGTATGGTTCGCCCTCAAACTCGCCAGGCTCCATGACTGCATCGTAATGGTAGGAGGATGACAGCTCAACCATCGTTTCGGTTTCGATGGCGGCAATGCCTTCTTCATGCCAGACACAGAGGGAGGCGGACAGGTAGGGGTAGACGAACACCGCGCCACTGACAGATCCAACGATTAGGTCGGCTTGTGGGTCATTGGCTTTCTGGTGAACGTGCTTGAGCTGGAGAGGGACGTTGTTGAACGTTGGCGCGGCAGTCTCAAGGGCAGCAGGATCGCGCAACAGTCGATAGACCTTTTGCGCATCCAGGCCGAGTGATTGCCACTTAGGAATCTCGGCGCCGTAATACTGGCAGACGTTAGCCTTGGAGATATTAGTTATCGCGACGTGCAATCGTCCGTCATCGTCGTATCGACGGACAGATGCGCGATCAAATGCAAGAACAGGGCCAGGTGTCTTCATGCCGTGCAGTATGCGCGACGTTTTGTTGGGTTTCAATACCCTGCGTTACAAGCCTGCCAGGGTAAGCATCAGGTTGAAGAACAATACCAAGAGCCATAGCAGGTAGAGGGTCATTTGATTTTCCCCCATCGGTTGCGTGGACCATCGCCAATGTTGTGATGGCGCTGCTTGAGTTTTGGTTTTCTGGCAGCATCCTGAACAATAGTGAATGTGCCAGTCATCTTCAGCATTTGCATCAGCTCTGAATTCATATCGCAGTCTTCGCCAGTGATAATCACTGCAAGGCCATGAGCTTTAGCATAATATTGGATCTTCTCGGCCTGCTCCTCAGTGGTCATCGGCGTTGCATTCGGATCGTTGACGATACCTTCCATATCAATTATCCACTATTTCGAATTTGCGGTAGCCTTTATCGAATGCACGCGATGCGACGGCTAAGGGCACATCAAGATCCTGGATGATTTCCTTGATCTGCTTGGCGCGCTCTTCCGCCGCGATCTGCTCGGGTGTTCGGATGGGACGGAATGCATGCGCAGACGAACAACCAGCTTTCAGCTCTCTTAAATCCCAAAATACAGCAACTGGCATTAAATGATTTTTATGCGCAATGATTTCAACTTTATGCCACTCACTCCCGCCATTGTAAGGAAGGTGCTCGCAAATCGTCCCAACAGGCGGCAACCCCTCACCATTCCACTCGACAACCTTCTCAGCCTTCAGCGCATCGACTGCGGCTTGCCATTGATCCCTTGTTACTTTTGCGCTGTCAGCGTCATCAGCAAAACTGCCAACATATGTTGCGATGGCCGGCCCATTAACCTTGTACAGGCATGTACCGCGTCGATCCTGTTCAATTGCGCCGCAGTCCTCGGGCCATGATTTTAATTCATGCGCCAAAATATCAACCAGTTTCATTGGGATTCTCCTTTTGCATCAGCAGTATTTTCGAGCCATTGAAACTGGCAGGTACGGCAATGTTTGCGCAAGTGGTCTTTCGCGGCCACATGCTGCCAGTAGAAGTCGTATTGGTTAGATGTGACGAATTCGTTTTCGATCTGCTGGCGACCAGAGTGGTCAATCAAGTGGCCGCGAGGAACGAACAGCACGTACAGATCTTGGCCTGAGCATTTATGGCAGAAGTTCACGACGATTCTCCTTTTGCTCGGGCGATGGCGGCGCGAGCCTCCGACACATCGTTACTGATTGGAGTTTCATCGATCTCCATAGCCGCAGCTTGCGTGCGCTCCCTGGATGAATACTGGTGGGCGTACTCGACCATTTTTTCCAAAGCCTCAAGCAGATCAGGCGCGGCGGCGATTAGGTTGGCGTTGGCAATAGATTGTTCGCCGAAGTGGTATCGCGCAGCATCACCATCAGCCAGCATGATTGAGCAGACACCAATAGACCTGTTTGCTACAGGACCAACAGCGCGGTCATCTTCATCGAAATACCAAGGCCCAGGCGTATGCTTGTTCATTTCGATTCACCATTGGCGCGAGACAGGAGTTTGTCGATGTCAGCGCAGAGGCTGATTGCCGGGGCGACATCCTTCCACATTTCAAGCGTGGCGCGAGCCTCCGTCAACAGATCGCGCAGATCGGGTGCGCACGCGGCCAACTGCGCGTCGAGCTTGTAGTTAAAACCCTCGCCGACAGGGCGCTCAATGGTGCCCCCAGCTATTCGGCGAACAGTGCCTTTCTGCCTGATGCGGAATTGATCATCGTCTTTTTTGACTTCCCATGGTCCTGGAGTCGCAAATTGTGCGGACATGCTAATTATCTCCCGTCATGCGCACCATTGCGCCAAGAGATAATCGCCCAAGATAATCAGTATGTCAACTTAAAATGGGAGGATTGTTCGGGATGAGCAGCGGCAGTTGATGAGCTGACCTGGCAGGATGTAGGCGCCATCGATCAAGCACCCGACGCGAACATCAAACTTTTTCTTGTCCTTGCCAGCCTTGACGTGCGATTGACGCGGCTCCCGACCTCCACCGCTATGGATCCACTCGGCTTCGAACAACCCCAGCTCAACACGACGAGCCTGCGTGACAGTAGCGGTCAGCTTGTTCGACTGGTCCCTGGCGATATTGGCGGCGCGGCGATGGGTGATGCCGTATCGTGATTGCAGATCATCCGTTATCGACTTCAGGTCGCGACCCTGGGTGAAGCCACGCATCACAATACCCTCGACCTCCATGGAATACTGACGCGGAATCGACTTAATCAGCGACACATTCTCGGCAATCGTCGCATTCATCGCATCCCGCATAACCGGCGTAACCTTGAACTCGACGGCAAACCCTGCATCCTTGAGGGCCTGCTGAAACGAGCTGTCGGTAGCCTTGCGGCCTGACTCGGTGAACTTCTGCGCAATAGCAGCAGCCATCTCATCAAACTTCTTGATCCAGCGCTTGCCCAGGCCGCGAATCTTCTTGCTTAACTCGGCAGAGGGCAGCGCATCCATCGCCACTTCCATGCGCGGCGGATTGGCCTTATACGCAGCTGCTAGCCAGTACTCAAAGCTGTTCGACATCTCATCAATCAGCTTTTCCATGGCGCGCTTGTAGGCTCGTTCGACGCCGAGATTTGGCGTGACTGCGCGGGCGGTTTTACGCTTCGTTGTTGCCATCACTCTTCATGCCGAGTTGTGCGCGTGCGGGTCTTGGCCTTAGTGTCGCGTTCATCGGTGCGCCCAGTCTCAGGCGTATCGTAATCAATATCCGACTCTTCGCCACTGCCAGGAGATGCCGCGCCACCAAAGCTGGCATCAACATCATCATCTGAAACCTCCGGCAAATCCTCAACATCAATGCCCGCATAACCACTATCCGGATCAGCAGCTAGGCGCTCACGAGTTTCTTCGGCGCTGACCACCGAGCGATCCAGATATACGGCGTCGGCATTGGCGTTGGCTACCCGGATATTTGCCGCATCCAGCGCACTTACTTGCCACAACGGATTGAACTCAAACGTGATAGTCTCGTCGATCTCGCCCCACAGATGCAACTGGAGAATCTGAATGCAGATCTCCAGCGGGTGATACCAGAACGACTCCTGTTGCGAGCTGAGCCAGTCGTAGAACGAGCGAATCTCACCCTCACTGGAGGCGTTCATGCCGGTAGGACTGATGCCAGTCAGGATCATAGCTGGAATGCGCGTGACCGAGCACTGGTGCTCCTGAGCCTGGGCCTGGAGTTCATGCAAACCGGAAAGCGGGGTGTTGAGCTGGACCAGTTCTTCACCGTCGTTGTCCAGCAGCATAAGACCACGGTTTGAACGAGTCAGCGTGAAGAAGTCAGCGCGAGCCAGGATATCGGAACCGTCGCACTCACCCTGAAGCATCTGCGCCATGTTGGTCTTGAGCGCGGTGATCGAGAAGTTGTTGATCAGGTCCGACACAGCCTGGCGAGTACGCAGCCAATTATTCACATACGGCTCAGCCAGCTGGCTTAACGACATGCCACTGAAGTTGTAGGCAGGCTTTAGCATGTCAGGGAGCGGGCGCGTGATGATGGTCAGCAGGCGCGACGCATGAACCTCTTTGCCCAGCAGGAACCAGCTGCGCGGTTTGTAGAAGTCGGTCGCCGTTGGGTCAATCGCGTTGTAGGCGTTCGGCGTAGTCCACATGGCCTCAATGGCGGTGAAGCTGGTCAACTTGCCTTGCTTGATGGTCTGAGGCGCGATGATCAGTGGCAGGGCATCATTGGCGCCCTTGATGTTGATACTGATCTGGCCGCGACCAAAGAAACACTCTTGAGCGGCGGCGGTCTGGAATACGCCTAACAGGTTGAATTCTTTGACGGCCTTTTCGAGTTCGGCGATCTTTGGATTGTCCTCGGCAGAACCCTTTGCGTCCACAGCCTTGCTGGAGAACTTAATACCTTCGCGGAACAGCTCGGAAGCCATGGTCGACGCGAATGCCCGATACTCGGCACGGGTCGCAAGGTTCGCAAGGTAGGGGTAACCAGGGAATCCCTGGAAGTCAGCACCCAGTGACAGAGACGCGAAGTCGTACACGCCAGGCGCGTAGTCCATTGCGATGGCCGAGGTCTTGCCAGGAGGAACCACACCAGGCATCAGGTCAGGTGGCTTGATCGCAAAGCGCTGGGTCACTGGCTTTTCGGCAGCCTTGGAGCGGGCGACGGCCAAGTTGCGCGAGCGATCAGCGGCGGTTGGCTTTGCTGGCGCAGTACTTGCAACCGGAAGTGGCTTGGCCTTGATCTTTGGCTTAGCCTTCTTGGCTGGCTTTTCTTTGTCGCGCTTAGTCATTGGCTGCATCACTTGCGCGAGCGCGGGCCAGCAACTCGTCGTACTTGGCGCGATCAGCGGCATTCAGCGAATCACCCAGAGCAGCAATGACTGCCAGCAGATTCTTGACGCCATCCGACTCTTCGACGACTTTCACGGGTTCTTTATCAGCCATTGCAATTCTCCTGCCAGGTTTGGTTAGTGAGAGTCTATCGGCGCATCGCGGCTTTGGCGAGTGCTTCCTTGCTGATCTTCAGTTTGCCTTTGCCCTGGATCATCGGGCCAAGCGCGTAACGGATGGCATCGATATAGTGGTTCCACTTATCCACCACGTCGGCGCGGATCTCGCCGGACAGTCGGTCGACCTTGTAGCTGTACATGCGGAATTCTTTGATGACCTCTTTGCATCGGGCGTGAATCACGATCTCCTTGTAGCTGCGCATGTGACTGATACCGTCCTCGACAGAGCCAGGCCACTTGATAACGCCTTCAATCATTGGCTGACCATGGCGCTTGAGATAGCTGATCGACTCAGGGCGGGCGCTATCACCACGGATCACGCCGCGACCGAAGTCTGGTATGCGTTCTTCGATATAGGCGGCGGTATCATCCAGCTCCAGGCCAACCTTGCCAGCCTCATACTCGATGTACAGGCGCTCTTTGGTTTCGTCGATCCAGCACACAACAGCGGCTGTCGGGTCTTGGGCGAAACCGAAGTCGAGACCCTTATACGGACCATGCCATTTGCTCGACGGTTCAAATTCAGAGATACGGTACTTGTTGGCGAACACCTGGGCATCGGAGTTTTCGCGATAAGCACCATCCCAGATCCAGGCGTAGGTTTGCGGATCGAGGCGATCCCAGTCGTCTTTGCGCTCAAGGTCAAGCACTTCAGGGAACCATGGGTTATCCGTGTAGTTCAGCTCGACAACCTTGGCGTGCTCAGACAGAAACTTGCGGAAGCGGCCATCGGTAGGGCTGCCATCCAGCTCAGGGTTCCACGTCACCCAGATTTCAGAGTCATCGGCGCGAACGGTAGGGTTGAGCTTTGACCAGGCCACCTCTGAGACCGTCTCAGCCTCGTCCACCCAGGCGATCAGGATGCGAGCCTTGCCCTTGAGCGAGTCGAGGTTATGACGCATGCCAGCGAAGACGTAGTGGACTCTGCGGTTCTTGGTCCGAACGTACTTCTCGCCGATGTCGAAATAATCATTAAGCCATGGCACTGACCGGATGGCCTGCTTGACTTCCTCAAGGGATGAATCCTCAAGGCTGTTCATGTACTCGCGAGCGCAGAGGATGGAGCCAGAGATGCCAGCCTCGGCGAACATATAAGCGCGCACAGCGGTCATCATGGCGAAGGTGCGCGTCTTGCCTGATCCTCGGCCTCCGTGGGCGCCACGGTAGCGAGCGGGGCCGGTGAAGACAGGGATTAGTTTTGGAGGTAGCTCAAGCTTGACCGTCGACATCAGGCGCCACCAACTCGATAGTCGTAGGCTTGGGCGACATACTGCCATCGCTGCTGGTGTGGTCTACGCGGTCGCCATAGATCTTCGGGGCGATCTTCGACAGATACCACTTGCGCACGTCGACTCGATTCTTTGCCCAGGTGTTGTGGCCTTGGTCAATGGCGCCATCGTCTTTCAGTGGCGGCAACTCATCAGCAATGTCAAACATTTCCTCGGCCAAAGCATTGCATCCATCGGCCTTGGCTCTCGCGTATTGGTCTCTCAGGTCAGGATTTGCGTTCAGCCAGCGAAACACTGAAGCCTTAACCGGCATGCCCTCACGCTTGCAAACAGTGCGCAGAGACTCGCCCGTAGCTAGGTGTCCGCATATCTCATCGAACAGCTCTTTGCTGAATTCAGTCATCACCAGGCCTTCAATACAAGTCGTTCAAACAAGTATAAGCATCCGCCCACCTTGAGAAAAACCATACGCTTGCCGATGTCGAGCCTGATTACAGACCCGCATTTGCAGACACTGAATATTCCAACCTTCTTGAAAAATGTCTTGGTCATGGTATTTCGCCTGTCCGAAATAGTTGCTAGTGCGGTGACTATATCACGACCCAGGAAATGAAAAAGCCCGCAGGCTTTAAGTGCGGGCTAATGGGACTGATTTATCGACGCATCCCGCGCCGTCGGTTACTGGCACCGAGCGCCACACCACAAGCTAACAGGATTTCAGGTCCTGCGCTGGCATTGTCGATGATGGTTGATGCAGATGGCCGGTGCTGATCTCCGGCATACCGGTTGCATGATTTCCGGTGGAAATACTGCGCCCTTTCACGGGGTTCGCGCCCATCAGCCTGGGCATTCATCTGCATCGGTAAAGCATCATGCCGTTCATCTCAAAATGGTCCGAGTTAACGGGGGAGCGGCGACACATGATGCTTTCCGATAAAGACGATTTCCGCATCTGCGGGCTGGCGTCCTAAATCACGCATCTCAAGTCTATCGCTCTTTCGCCATCAGCGCGACAACTGACGAAATGGGCACAGCAAACCCTGGCTAACACATTTCCTGCATTGCGCTATCCGTTAGAGATCCGGAGTCAAAGCAGACTTTGCAGGTTTTACCGATGTGCTGACGGTGTAGCGGTGGCGTTGGTTATATGCAGCCCAAAGAGTGGAATTGAACCATCATTAAATTCATCCGTTATCCGGTTCGGATTATTAGCCTTTCTTTGTTTGGGCGGTAATTGTTATTCGGCTGGTCACCCCGTAGTACTCGAAACTCCGTTCACCGGCTATACCGATCGCATATCTCATTGCGGCCTTGTCTAGAATATCTCCGCAACCCCTTTTGCAAGCATCACCCAAATGCTTTGGTGACCATGCGAATAACAACTTCATATTTAAAGAGCGTTTAAAGTTTGTGCCGTTTACGTCTCCGGCGACGAGTTCCACGTCCGTATTCAATTCATGACCGCACTCGTTCAATTGCTTGCCGGTCGTCGTCATGACCTAACTTGTGGTGGCCGGTGTCGATCTCCGGCTTTGTGAATCCGTTGTCGCCAATTCTTCACCGTTTGACGCTCTCGCTACGGATGGGCATCGACCTGCTCATTCACCACGAATCCATAATCGCCCACAAACGGATTCATGTCAACACCTATTCAGAAATAGATTTCGGACGCCAATCCAAAACCTGACTTCCGGGTAAGGAATTGCTGTGCTCGGCTGTGCTCTTGCTGTGCCCGTCCAAAGAGCACAGCTCCAGGCCATGTATTACGTGGCTTCCAGGCGATTTCTATAAAATTGTGCTCCTGTGCCCGTCATTCGCGCATTTGGAAATCCAAAAAAGTGGGTAGTTATTGGTAATGGAAATCATTCATATAGAAAAAGGGTGTTTTTTTAAAAAAAGGAGCACAAGAGCACAGAATGGCTACAGGCCACGTATTCCGTGGTCTAGACCTGTGCTCTTTTTACGGGCACAGGGGGGCCACAAAGAGAGCAAAGAGTCTAGAGGGCTCTAAGGGCTCTAAGGGAACAAAGAGTTTGACTTGCGCATCTTGTGTGCTCATAATCCGGTTTGCGTAAGAAACATAAGACTCCGGAGAGATTTGCTATGGATTTACAAGAAGGCGTTCCAATTCCGAAGGTGAACCGCTACCGATTTGAGGACTGGCCGATTGGTGGCAGCCGGTATTTTGATTCGCTTGCTGAGGTCGAATGCTGCGCGAGCGCGGCGTACTCCTTCGCAAAATGGCATCAAAACGGCTTTCGTATGACGCGCCGCAAAGAGGGTGATGGCTATCGCATTTGGCGGATCGAATAATGGATATCGATATCAGCAATCCGCCAAAAATAGATTTGCCTCCTGTCGAGTTGTATTCGACAGTGATGCCGGACGACGACGACTTTTCAATATCATCGTTTGATATTGGCGTTATTGAAGTTGCGCCGACAAAAGATATTCCTGTTCCTGTCGACGTTAAGCCGCGCCGCGAATATAAGCCACGCGTGAAAAAGGAAGTTGTTGATGACGCAGAGTTTGTTCCGACACTGCTTGAGCTGAGTGACCGCATAGCAAACACGACTGTCGGCAAGTTGGCGCGTGTCGTGCATAACAAGATTGAATTCCCAGAAGTGAGTTCGTTCTTTGCGTTGCTGGCGTCTGCAAGTTGCTCGGTGTCCACGGCGTTTGCCACTCAGTACTCGACGGATTCATGCGTGTCGCTGGGGATGTACACGATCATTGAACAGCCTCCAGCCATGATGAAGAGCTACTTGCTCGATGTCGGCATGAAGCCTTATCGCCTTGGTGTTGCGCAGCACAACAAGAAGGTCGGCGGGATTAACCGTGAACTAAAGGAAAAGGACATACCGGCTGAGCAGCACATCAAGCGCACGTTCAGCGAGACCTCAGATGGTACGTCGGCATCGATTGACGGCTTCCTTTCTGGATGCTCAGAAGGTCGGTTTGTTGTGTCCAGCGCCGAGCAATCCGGTCTGCAATCGCTGTTCCCTGAGTCAGGCTCGTTCTCCAGTACCAACGAGCTGATCCTGAAGGGTTACGCCAGCGAGTACGTGTCCGGCATGCGTGCAGGCCGCAAGGCGTTTACTGGCATGGTTCAGGGCTGCGTGGTGATCATCGCTCAGCCTGGCAGCAGCAAACGCGTCCTGGCGGCTTCTGGCGGCTCTGGGATGGCCGAGCGCTTCATCTACCTGGCAGAGCCCGACCCGATCGGTTTCCGTCGCAACGAGGGGCATTTCCCGACGCGCAGCGAAAAGGAATCGTTTGAGCGTGCGTGCGCGGCCTGCGTCGACATGTACTCGGATAGCGTGCTGAGGCAATACGCGGCTGACGATGACGCCAGGGTGATCATGGATCCGGAAAACCTGATCCGCATCAGGGCATCAGACGAAGGCTATCGGATCCTGCGTGAGGCCAAGAACTCAACGGAGTCGTACCTGTACGATCTGAAGATGGCTGGCGAAATGGTGATGATGGGCTGGCTGGCAAAGATCGAAACGCACGTTATGAAGATCGCCGGAAACATTTACGTGATTGAGTGCCTGTCGAACGACTGCAAGGTATCCGAGATAATTCCTACGTGGATCATTGAGGAATCGATTGATCTGGTGTTGGGCTTGGCTGATCACATCAAAGGCATTCTCAACAGTGCGGGCGAGTCAGGCACCCAGGCCGAAGAGGAAACTGTTATTGAGGTGCTAACCAGGGCGCCAATGGAGAAACGTGCGGCAGCGCTTCAGGCGAAGAACCGGAAGCCATTCAAGGCAATGCCAGCATCGTTCAAGATGGCGAGCGCACGCATTGACTCAATGCTGCTCAGCGGTCAACTGATCCTCAACGCAGCCGGGAAGGTAGCCATCGCATGACATTCGAAGAAGCCATTCGCGCCCAGTACGGGATCAAGGTTCCGATAACCGCCGAAGACCTCAAGTTTCGGAAGTTCCGGATCGATGAGCTGCGTAATGGTTTTTTGATGAAAATGCAGAAATGTGGCGTTTTTGGCTCATTTATCGACGGTGAAACGTTCGTTTGGACCGAAAATCGCATCACCAGGCATGAGCAGGAGCACAAAGAGAACAAAGATATTCGTCACGAGTGGCTGATCTGGGAGGCTGCCAGGTCGATGCTTGAGCGCGGCGAGCGGTTGAGTCGAGAAGATGGCGAGCGATTGGCGCTGGCCGTGCAGAGATTGGAGATGTGGTTATGACCAAAGAAGAAACCCGCAAGGCGTTCGAAGCGTGGTACCAGGCTGACATTCCAATGTGGTCGATGCGTTTCCATCGGGACAGCAGCAGTAAGCATGCGCCGTATAGCTTTGTCGGAACCGAGAAGGCCTGGCAAGCATGGCTGGCAGGTCAGAAAGCAATGACTGAATTTCAACGACAGGAGCAACAAAAATGAGCACTGAGAAAATAATTATGCAACAGCAATTCGAAGAATGGGCGCGCAGTCAGTGCATGCAGCTCAAGAAAGATGGCGTTGCGACTACGTATGCCTACGAGCGAACCGACCTTGCCTGGAGCGCCTGGCAAGCCTCCCGCGCAGCCATTGAGGTGGAGTTGCCAGAGCTGCGTAATGTTCCTGATCGAGACTGCTGGGCCAGAACCAACGCCCTCGGTTATAACACGGCAAATCATGAGTGCCGAGAAGCCATCAAATCCCTCTGCCTAAAGGTAAAGCCATGCTAACCCTCTACCTAATGATCGGCAGCCTGATCCTGGGCTGGATCTCATCCGGCATCGTACGCGGCGACCAAAAATACTCAGCCTGGGAATGGGTTGGCATCGTAGCTTTATGCCTGATCTGGCCGTACCTCATCGGCGTGGTACTGTGGAAACTGTAGTTGACATAATAGATATGCGTGTCTATTATTCGATCACGCCAACACACAAGGAGTACAGAAATGCCACAGTCAATTGCACAGCGCTGCCTTGAGGCCGACGACCCGTTAGCCAAGGCTCGCGCAAATACCGGCTACATGGGCCATCCGAGTAAGGACGTCCTGCGCTTCCACTTCGAAGATAACAGCTGCCTGGATTTTCAGATGACGTACACGCCGATTGCGGCTGGTCGGATTTTTGAGGATGGGCGGTCGGGAGATAAATCGTGAAAAATAAAACCGAACTGCTGGCGGATATCGACCGCGTAACCGCCGAGCGTGACGCGGCGCTGATTGAGCTTAAAGGCGCAATCGAGTGCATTGAAAAATTTAAGCCTTTCCTGAACGCCAAGGCTCAACACGTGGAGGCCCTGCAACAGCGCCTGACCGCAGCGGATGAGCGGGCGGATGCGGGGGTAGCGTTTGTAACCCGTCTGATTGAAAGCGCAGGAGATCAGCCATCAATTGCCACTGGCTATCTGCGCGACATCCGGGACGCACTCAAGCCAGCAGATGGCGGCCGCGATGAGCCTAATTGCCTCCTGTGCCTGGACAAGAAGACCGTACCGAGCAATCTCGCGGAAGGCTATGTCATGGACTGCCCCGACTGCTGCGGCGAGGAAGGCTGACATGACCCAACTCCCCGCCTACTGCTGGTGCCTGCTGGCACTGGCACAACTGATTTGCTGAGGTATTTATGAAAATTGAAAACGCACCCGTAAACGTCATCAAGTGGAAAGAAGCAACCAAGTTATCGATTTATCGAAGCGCTCCGAATGACTTTTTGGTTATGGCTATTTCGGATGGCAAGGCGGTTGCTATTCGCACCAACGGCGTTTCTTCGACGCACGCAGGTGACTGCTGGACCCCTGGCAGCGAGAGCCTCTGGATTCCTGTTGAGGCAACCCTTTCTCTGCACGGGGACGCGCAATGACCACCACCCAAACGATTGACGGCGTGCCGCGCAGGCTTCTTGTCGAGGCGATGTGGGCGCTGGATAACGCTGGGATCTTCAGCACAGCTACAGCGCTGCGCGCCCTGCTGGATGCGCCAGAAGTTCTCGTGGTGCCGCTGACGGGGCCGAAAGAGTGGCTCGATTCGCTCAGGCCAGCCGCCCAGCCCCAGGGCGAGCCGGTGGCGTGGCAGCACCGCGTAACTGCCGGGCCCCAAACTGGCTGGAGCCTTTGGGCGCCTGGAAGGGGCAAGGAGTATTCCGAGCATTACACGGTCGAAGTTCGCCCGCTCTACGCCGAGCAGCCCGCGCCGGTAGCGGTGGATCGCACCGCCCACGCCAACCCACCGCCAGGCACCGAACCATCCGGCACGCACCACGACAACGATGGGCTTGATGAGATGCGCAAGCCGATATGCTGCGGCTCATGTCCGGGCGGGTGCGTTATCCAGAAAGAAAGCAAATAACCATTATTTTCAAGGAGATCCACCATGGCATTAATCCTAACCCGCCGAGCTGGCGAATCAGTAAAGATCGGCGACAACGTTGTGATGACTGTTCGCGAGGTTCATCCGAAGAAGATCTATGTGGTTTTCGAGGAAAATGGCGAGCAAAGCCCCGAGTGGGTTCCGCTCTATTCTGACATCGATCCAGATGGCCGCGACTTCAATGTAAGCGTAACCGGCATCAGCAGCCGCCAAGTCCGCCTGGCATTCGAAGCTGATAAGTCGGTCAAGATCGTGCGGACGGAGCTGCTGAAGTGATCTGGCGCAAGGAAACGCCTCATCTACTGGTTAGCGACGAAGGCTACAAGATTGGCAAGTATCGTGCTGGCGAGGAAACCTTTTACCGGCCAAGCCTGAAGGGTGACTTTATCGCCAGGCCATTTACTGACTTGGATGACGCAAAGGCTGAATGTGATCGGCATTTTGAAGGGGGTGGCAAATGAACCCGTACATCGGTGATCGGCAGCTTGAGCCGGATGATGAGCCTGATGAGCGCGAGTCTTGCGAATACTGTGATGGCAACGGCTCTACAAATCCAACCTGGGCAGATCCGCTTGGCGACCAGTGTCCGGAATGCTTCGGTACTGGCTTTGCCTGCCACTCTCCAGACATGAGCGACCCAGGCGAACCAAACGAAGATCCAGAGTGAAGAAGCGGGCCGTTAATTCGGCCTTTTTCTATTTTGATGGTTGACATAGTTATTATGTGGTGCGATTATTGGTCCATCGAAACTAACAACGGAGCAAGACGAGATGATCGTTACCAAGCACGAAAGCGATGGCCCAAAAGGCAATCGATATGTAGGTCGTTCGGCGCATGGCGGCTACCGATGGTGCATTCAGCACGCTACTAAAAAAGAGTTCGACGTTGCACAAGGCACGTGCGAAGCCAAGGACCTGCCGAAAGATATTCGTGAAAAGTGTGATGCTTACGATGGTGTTCATTACGCCTGCCAATGGCCGCTATAACCAACCTGCCCACCTCAAGCCCCTTAACTGGGGCTTTTTATTGCCCGCAATTTTCCATCACACACAAAAAACCCCATCCGAAGACAGGGTGCCGGTTTTGCAGCTTGACAGGAGCGTTCCGGTATTTGCGAGGCTATGCGGTTGCTGCAAGCCTGTCAAGTTTGGCGTAGGGATCGATTGGTAGCGCAACGATACCGCGACCATATTCAATATGCTCGTCAGCCTCAGACGGATCGCAGCCGACGTGCGTGTATCGATCCTTGCAGCTGATCAGCATCCAGCGGAAGTTATCGATATCCATGCAGGCTAGTACGCGTGACTTGCCACGTTGCGACCACCAGATGCGCCAGGCGTGCGCGTAGTCGGTGCAGATGATTGTCTTCCCGTCATGCTCGCCTTCTGGCTCAAGTATTGCCGTGGCGCCGAATGATGGCTTGCCAGCGGCGTAGCTGACAGATCCGTTAGCCAGGACTGCAGCCATGTTCACCGTCTCGCCGATGTTGTTGATCATTGGCACGACCAGCACGCCTCTTGCATTGGTGGCGACTGGGGTATTGGAGGCTGTGTTATTTCGCATGAGGTAAATGTGTTGCTCTACAAGATGGGTGCGCGACATTACGTCGGCTGACTTTTCACGATCTTCGGCGCTGGCTGATAGGTCGCAGCGAATGGCCTTAATGGTGCGCACTCTCGGCGCAACACTGGCGCCTTCAAGCTTAAGCTCGCCCAGGATGGATTTCACTGCGTCCCGGAACGACAGCCCCTGATGCAGCATGACGAACTTCACGGCATCACCAGATGCTCCACACCCGTAGCAGTAGAAGAAGTCTTTGGATTCGCTGACAGAGAAGCTTGGCGACTTCTCATTGTGGAATGGACAGCAAGCTACCCAGTCCTTGCCAGCCTTCTTTAGCTCAGGTAGGTATCCGCGCACCACTTCGACGATATCGCGGTTGGCATCGTCTACTACTGATTGCGGGACGAGTTGGCCGCTCACCGCTGCAACGCCAAAAACGTAGGCAGCTTAACAGCCGGAATGCGCCCGCGAGTTTTCCACGTATGGTAATCACCGGGCGTGCAAAATGCAGCGGCGCACAGGGCTTTCACGCTGCCGTATTTTTCGGCCAGAGTCAGCAGCAGGCGTGCGTCATCGGAACGGGCTACCGGTTGGCGCGCTGGCTTTTCTACGGCTTTCTTCACTACCCAGGCGGATGCAGGCAGATCGGGGCGCAGATCCTGCGGCTTGATCTTGAGGATTTTGGCGGCGCGGATTGCTGCTGATTTGGGGATTGCGCCGACGTAGATCCAGCTTCGGACGGCTTGCGGATCGACACCGAGTTTTCGGGCCAGGTCGGCAGGGCATTCGCAGACGCCATCAACGAGCCGCAATAGTGCGCGACCTTCTTCAGTCAGGCTGAGCCGATCAGCAGTCTTATCAGCAATGCTCTTCTTCATAGATTTATCCGGTTGACATATCGATTATTTGTCGCGATTATATCCCCCACTAACCAGTCAACGCAAGGACAACGGAGATGCGAGACACAATTGATGTAGATCACGGTCATGCGATTTATCTAAGCCCTGAAAAGGTTGCTCGGATGAAGGCGATGTACCTGGGCGGCGCTTCAGCAAATGCAGTTGGTGCTGAGTTTGGAATGGCTCAGCCGACAGTGTTGCGACGGCTGCGGACTATCGGCGTGAAGGTTCGTGGGCGTGGTCGGGTTGCGAGGGGTGATGTATGAATGATCGCGAATTGTTGGAGATGGCGGCCAAGGCGTGTGGTTTTACGATAAACCACCCGTGGAACCAAAGCAGGCTTTTGATGGATCCTCCAGTGATATCCCTGGTGGTTCATAAGGATGGCGAGGTCATGCATACAGCATGGAACCCATTAACAGATAATGGCACGGCCTTGTCCCTTGCTAATCGGCTATGCATTGATATCCTTTTTTATCCTGGCGATGAAGTGGTAGCGAGTACGGACAGCGGGTATGAGTCAGGCGAACCCTTTTCTAGAGGTGACGATTGCTCAGCGCTAAGGCGATCAATTACTAGAACTGCGGCATTTATTGGGGCCTCAATTCCATGACCAAATCCACCTGGACAATCCGCGTAACAGGCTACCCACCATTCCAAATGGTTGTTCTGGATGGCGCCATTGACCATGCGACTGCGGTAATTGAGGCGCAGGCGATTTGGCCTAAGTGCGAGGTTGATCAATGACCGAGCCAAAGGGAAAACGATGCCCTGAATGCGGCGAGCCAATGGCCGTCTTTCCAGTCGCCGCGCAAGACAATGCACGAATGGCAAATGCTCATTTATCCAAAACTGGCCGCTTGCCGATAAGCAGCCTCCATTAATTTCAAGTAGTCGGGACAGGCGAAAATGAAAACTCATACAAGGTGCCGATCCTGCAACGCCCGCCGGAAACTCAAGATGCACCCGGACTCCTACCAGATACAGCCGCGCTGCGTGTGCGGCGCCAGATCTTGGCGAAAGGATGAATACCGGCACCGCATTGAAAAGCCGCAGATGATCGCCAAGACTGGTCGCTATAAATCCTGCCATTGCGACGGTTATCCGCACGCTCATCGCACCGGATTTGGCAATTGCAAAATCCTGCTTTCCGGCGAATACAAAGAACCCTTGCAGTAATCGACATTATCTGTGGTATATTTATTATCTCAACTGACAGGAGCAAGCCCATGAAGACCTTTACCGCTGTAGAGCTGGCCGAAATCATTAGCAAGCATCACTCATGGCTATGCGATGAAGAAGACGGCGAACGCGCCAACCTGCGCTCCGTCGACCTGCGCTCCGTCGACCTGAGCGGCGCCAACCTGAGCGACGCCAACCTGAGCTCCGTCGACCTGCGCGGCGCCAACCTGAGCGACGCCAACCTGAGCGACGCCAACCTGAGCGACGCCAACCTGAGCTCCGTCGACCTGAGCGGCGCCAACCTGAGCTACGCCAACCTGAGCGGCGCCAACCTGCGCGGCGCCAACCTGAGCTACGCCAACCTGCGCGGCGCCGCATCTATCTGGGGCGCTATCGGTAATATGTCAGAAGTTAAATCGATCCAGTGCGACTATTGGCCGGTCACTTACACTGCCGAACGCATGCAGATCGGCTGCCAATTCCACACCATAGAAGATTGGTGGAATTTTGGCGATTCGGAAATATCACGCATGGATTCCAATGCGTCGAGCTGGTGGAAAATCTGGAAGCCGATCCTAAAAACCATTATCGAAACTTCGCCAGCAAAACCAATTGAGATTAGCGAGGAGCAGAAATAATGACCTACACCCTCAACAACATCGCATCCGACAAAACCAACCAGGCAGCCAAGCGCGGCGACTCAATCCGCGTAAACATCCGCAATATCAAGATCGTCGACGGCTTCAACGTTCGCACCCAGGATGACAAGCTGCGCGAACACATTGCCAGCCTGCTTGGCGCGCTGGTGGCGAATCTGCCTATTCCGGCTATCGAGGTCTGGGTTAACCCAGAGACCGGCGACATCGAGCTTGTAGACGGTCATTGCCGATTTGCTGCCTATCTGCAATATGCCGACATCGAGCCGGAATTCGATAACTACATCTCGGCGGTCAAGTTCGAAGGTACGCCGTTTCAGCGGAAAATGCGGATTGCTAGTAGTAACAAACAGCTGAAGGTCAAGCCGGTTGAGCTGGGGCGCCTATACATCCAGGCGCGTGATGAGCTTGGTGCAACCCGCCAGGAAATCGCCAAGGAAGCCGGGATGTCTTTGGCTCACGTCGATCAGATGATCTTGCTCGCCAGCAAGGGTTCGCCAGAAATTGAGGCGGCTATTGGTGATGGTGCAATCTCGGCAACCGAGGCCGTCAGGCTGGTTCGCGAGTTTGGCGATGAGGCGCCAAAAGAACTTGAGCGCCGCATTGAAGTGGCTGCTGAGCAGGGTAAGGCCAAGGTGACTGCGAAGGTTGTGGCGCCTAAGGCTCCGAGCCGGCCGCGCATTGACCAAGTCGTGTCGGCTGCCGTGGTGCTGGTAAATCGCATCGCTGCTGATGTGTTGGCCGAGATCGACAACCCTAAAGAGTTTGATGCTGGCGTTCCATCTCATGCACTCGCCGATCTGATCATGTGCGTTCGCGAAATGCAGCAAGCCAGCAAACCTCTCGACGCTGATCGCCAGGTTGAATTGCCAATCGAGTGAAGGCATAATTGTTTTGCGGATGGCGTGAGACCCAGAAGCAAAACAGGATCGACGGCTAACCAGAGCCCTTTGATGTTAGCTGTTCCTTGCAGGATTGACCGCCGTCGATCCAAGTCCTGCCAGGAGTCTCACCAGCTAACAGTCAAAGGGCTTTTTTGTGGGTGCGGTTTTATGGCTGGATACGGGAAGCTTTTGTATGGGGTGGGGATTAACGATGCCGATTACAGCATCACAAAATCCATCCGAGTAGATGGTAGATCCAAAATCACCTGGATATGTCCGATATACAGAACCTGGAGCAACATGCTCCTTAGGTGTTACTCGGAAAAGCATAGGCACAAATCCCCATCCTACGCCGAATGCTATGTGGTTCCTGAGTGGCACAATTTCTCATCCTTTCGAGCATGGGCCGTAACTCAGCCGTGGGATGGGAACGAGCTTGATAAGGATCTTTTGATTCCGGGCAACAAAGTTTACGGCCCTGACGCATGCGTCTATATCAGCAACGCAATCAATTGCTTCCTTACGAATCGTGCGGCAGGAAGAGGTGCGTGGCCTCTAGGGGTATCGAGATATTGCAATAAGAAAAAGTTTTTGGCTTTCTGCAATAACCCAAATACAGGGGTTTGTGAGTATCTTGGCGGGTTTCAAACCCCAGATGAGGCGCATCAAGCGTGGAGAAGAAAGAAGCATGAACATGCATGTGCGCACGCTGCCACCCAGGACGACCCGCGGATAGCTGAGGCGCTACGCAATCGCTACATTGAGCATAAGGATTATTCAGATGCAGCTAATTGAACACCAGCTTCCACCCATTGCGGCGATATGCAAGCACTTCAAGACCCGCGAAACCGTCAAGTGGCATGACCGCGACGTTCACCCGCCAATTGTGTGCAATGCTTCAGTGTCGTCTGGCAAGTCTGTCCTGATTGCGGCTCTAGCTCTGGCCGTCCGGAAGGCGTCAATCTCAAAGGCCAAACCGCAATCAGTATTTGTGCTTGTCATGCAGCGCCAAGGTGAGCTGGCGTCGCAGAACTCTGACTGCGCATGGGCCATGAACGATGATACTGGGTTGCTCAAGAACTCAATTTTCAGCGCTTCATGCGGCGGCAGGAAGTCGACTCACTTCCAAGTTGTGTATGCAACAGAGGGCACAGTTGCCAGGGCGTTAGACACATATCGCTTTGCGCCATACACGCCAGAAGAAATGGCAATGAGCCCTGAGCAGCGCCACAGACTTGGTAAGTTCCATCCTGACCTCATGCTTTGGGATGAATGCCATCAGGTGCCATTCGAAAACATGGATAGCCAGGCGGTCAAGATCATCAGTCACTTCTACGACTGCAAGCCACACATGCGATTTGCCGGGTTTACGGGCTCTCCGTTTCGCGGGACTAACTCCATCATCGGCAAAGACCCTGAATTCTTGTGGCGATCCTTCGCGCAGATCCAGCCAGATGACCCTGATTATCCAGTTGGCGGCGTCGGCGACGGCCTTATCACTACCGAATTTATGGTACAGGAGGGGTGGGTTGTCCCGCCTGTGTTTGGCTATCCCGATGACGAAGAGAGGCATTATGACTTCTCTCATTTGACGCCGAGCAACTGGGAATATAATGAAGCTGAGCTTGACGCCGCTGTCAGCGACCATGACATGCTGTTGGCTATCTGTACCGATCTGATGGCCAAGTCAAAAGATCGTAAAGGCGTACTTATATTTGCCGCAACGCAACGCCATGCCAGGCAGATTGCAGCTGCAATGAAGGCGCTAGGAGCTGATCCTAAAACCATCGGTGTTATCACTGATAAAACAAAGCCAAAAGATCGCTTCCGCATTCTTGCTGGAGCAAAGACCGGGGCAATAAAATACACGATCAACGTAGCGGTACTGACCACGGGGATTAACGTGCCTTGGTGGGATACCCTTGTTTTCATGCGACCGATAGGATCGCTTGTTCTCCTGATTCAGGCCATTGGCCGGGTACTCAGGCTGCTTATTCAGGATGGCGACGTGCCGATGTTTGAACGGTCCAATCTGTTCGGCATGAATGCTGAGGACAGGCTTGCGCTAATCGCCTCCAGTGAAAAGCCTGACGCTCTGATCTTGGACTATGCGGACGTAATGAATACGCTAGGGCACCTCTACGAGAGCCAAGTGCTAGATCAGGCTGAGCTAGACAAGGCTAAAAAAGAGAAAAAAGAGCTTATCACTTGCCCCAAGTGCGAGACCGCAAATAGCCCAACCGCACGGCGCTGCATCGGAACTCACACCGAGGGCGGAAAGAAAGAGCGGTGCGATTGGTTTTGGCATTTCCGTAGCTGTCCAGGATGCATGGCGCAGAATGACCAGGTGGCGAGAGAATGCCGAATCTGCCACAGGATGCTTATAGATCCCCAGGCCGCGCTGAACAATAAGCATTATGTCGACGGCGAATCCATCCCAGTCCGCTCAATGAAAGCCGGTCACGGCGCAGGCGGCAAGCTGTGGTTCCGATACGAATTAAGCACAGGAGAAACCCCCATGGAAATCTTCTACCCGCACGCAGGCGCCAACAAGAAGGTCAACAACATCATCTGGGCGAAGTTCGTGGATGCGTTGCCGATTGATCAGCGGTCTAAGATTCGATTGCGTGCGATGAAGGCTTCGACGGTGATTGAGAATGTGGATTTGATACCGGTGCCGACGGAAATCTCGGCTCGACAGAAGGGATCTAAGTGGACGATTGGGCGTCGCAAATATCAGGCAGTGGAGATGGCGGTATGATCAGCGTAATGGTTTTAATTGGTGGTTACTGGGTTATTGCGGCGGCAGGCTGGGGAACTAGCACGCCGAGATTCTTTTTGATGACGGTCGGAGCCATGATCATGGCTTCATCGGGATTCTTTGCATGATCCGCACCTACGACAGCAACTACCGAGGCGAATGCCGGTCGGAAATGTGCGAGCAGATCGACTGCGCTTCGTGGCTTGAATTCAATCACCCTGATCGCTGGCCGCTGATTTTCCACGTCGCCAACGAGATCAGCGCGAAACCGCAGTACATGCAGCGCCGGAAAAAGGAGGGTGTGAAACCTGGCGTATCGGACTTGATCGACTTTGGAGCCGTCCGTGGAGCCTTCGAACTGAAGCGCCTGGACAAGTCGAAATGCAAAGTCAGCAAGGAGCAGCGGGAATTTCTGGAGGCTACTGCGGCCTCTGGTGGGTTCGCTGCGATCTGCTATGGCTTTGAGCAATTTCGGGTTGCCTACGCCGACTACCTAATCTTCGTCGCGAATAATAGTTGACATAGCGGGCATTGGATAACTATTATCTGGAAACCAAACACGCAACCCAATGACAGGGGCAAGACATGAACGCAACCGCAATGCAGCATCAGGCATCACGCACCATTGAACTCCCGCTTTCCCGCGACTACGTGCGCCAGTGGGGCGTCACTGAGGCTGTGCGCGAGCTGATCCAGAACGCCATTGATAGCGACTCGCCGTTTGAGCACTCCTTCTACGGCGACACGCTGACCATCAGCAGCCGCGAATCCAGCCTTGAATCCCGCACGCTGATTCTGGGCGCCACCAGTAAAGCAGATGACACGAAGAAAATCGGCAGCTTCGGCGAAGGCTACAAGATCGCCTTGCTGGTGCTGACTCGCGAAGGCTTGCCGGTGTTCATCCGTAACGGCTATTACGACTGGGTGCCGTCCTTTGTCCACAGCCAAAACTTCGGCGCCGAGGTGCTATGCATTACCGAGGTTCCTGCTGAGCTCGTCGGCCAGGGCCTGGAATTCGTTATTGGTGGTCTCAGCCATCAGCAGGCCAGCGACATTCGTGAAAGCTGCCTATTGATGCAGCCTGAAATGCCGGATGCAATCGATACTCCGCGTGGCCGCATCCTGCCTTCCAAGCCTGGCAAGCTTTACGTCGGAGGCTTGTTTGTTTGCGATACCAAGCTGACCTACGGCTACGACATGAAGCCGGAATACCTGAAGCTTGAGCGCGACCGGAAAACTGTCGACGAATTCGACATCAAGTTTCAGACCAAGGAAATGTGGTTTAGCACTCAGCGTTGGGACGAGATCGCCACGCTCATGGAAAGCCAGATCCCGGATCTTGAATATGCCGAGTACGGATGTCCAGAGCTGGTCAAGGAGGCCTGCTACCGCAAGTTCCAAGAGCAGAACCCTGGCGCCATCGCCGTAAAAAGCCAGAAGGAAATGGAAGAGGCTGTTTCCAAAGGCATGGTTAAAACCGTTTACGTTGGCGGCGGTTATCACGCCGCACTTACCCAATCTTCGAGCTACCAGACGTCTATGGCTCACGTCATCCGTGTTGCCAGCCCGAAAGAATGGCTGACTGACTGGCTTGAAAAGCATCAGCGGATCATGAGCCACCCGCTGCGCATCGAGTTCAAGCAGGTTATTCAGGAATCTGCAAAGTGGAGCATCAAATAATGACTACAACCGTATTCACCCCCAACCAGCTAACCAACGAAGCCTACCAACTGCTCGACCAGCGCTCCGGCAGCTTCCTGCACAAAATGCTGATCCACTCGCCAGCCAAGGCCAAGTTTGGCGATCAGCCAAAGGCCAAGGTTCTCGACTTCGGTATCTGGTCACATGCCATGATGTTGGAGCCTGCACGGTTTGCCGAGGCGTATGCCCGTGACTTCGATGGCAGCGTTTACGAGTCGATCATGAGCCAGAATAAGCATTATCAGGAATGGCTCAAAGAGCGCGGCCTGAAGGTGTCTGGCACTGCTGCCGAATTGATTGCGCGCATCGTTGAGACCGGCGAAAAGGTGCATATCGAAGATATCGAGCGCGAAGCTTTCCGAGCAGCGTTGCCAGGTCGAGAATTCATCCCGGTCGCCGACTTCGACAAGATCCAGGCAATGCGTCATTCGCTGCTGGCCGATCCTGCGACTGCGGCGATGTTCGAAGGAGGCTTCTCCGAATACTCAATCGTCAGCGATGAATTCAAGTGCCGTCCCGACTTGATCACGCCAGCTGAGTGGATGTGCAACTACAAGACCACCATGGACGCCGAGCCGCAGACGTTTGGCCGCAAGGCGACCGATATGGGCTACCCGATGCGCGCCTGCATGGAAGTCGAGCTGTTCAAGCAGGCTTACGGTCACTATCCGGCTGGCTACATCATCTTGGCGCAGGAAAAGGAAACGCCTTACCTGTGCAAGCCGTTCACCATTTTTGAGCGGTCACGCGGCGATCACGACAATCAGCCGCACGCCTGGCAGATGGGTCGAAAGCAGTTGGCCGAAGCTATCAAGATGTACCGAAAATGCCGTGACGCCGACGTGTGGCCTGGCTTGGGTGGCCGCGAGGATCTTTGTGTGCCGGAGTATCTGCTTAAGCGCGAAGGTCTGGTATAATCGTTATTCGGCGCTAGTTATGTCAATTGGCGCCATCCCTGACAGGAGCGGTAAATGAGCATTTTGAATATTCGGCCAGCGGTGCGTGAAGGCGCTCGCATCGTGCTTGGCGTATCCGGCGTATCCGGTAGCGGTAAGACCTATACGGCGCTCCAGATCGCCTGGGGGCTCGCCAACGGTGACGCCAGCAAGGTTGGCTTGCTCGACACCGAGAACAAGCGTGGCAGCCTGTACAGCGACATCCTCGTCAACAAGGATAAGCAGGTCCAGCAGTTCCTGATTGGTGATCTGTACGCGCCGTTTTCCCCGCAACGCTATGCGGCAGCCATCAAGGAGTTTCAGGCGGCCGGCGTAGAGGTTCTGGTGATCGACTCGGCCAGCCATGAATGGGAAGGCGAGGGCGGTTGCGAGGATATCGCTGACGACGGCGGAAAGGTCGCCAACTGGAAGAAGGCCAAGCGTGAACACAAGCGCTTCATGAATACGCTGCTGACGTGCGACATGCACATCATTGTGTGCCTGCGAGCTCGCGAGAAGACCAGCTTCAAAAACCCAGCTAAACCGGAAAGCCTGGGCATCCAGCCGATCTGCGAAAAGAACTTCATGTTCGAAATGACGGCCAGCCTGTTGATCCACGAGCAGGGCAAGTATCGCGACATCCTGAAGTGCCCTGCCGAGCTGCAATCAATCCTCGACAAACCGGATGGCTACCTGGGCGCTCGCGAAGGCCTGGCGTTGCGCAAGTGGATCGACGGCGGCAAGAAGCTTGATCCCGCTGTCGAGCGCTTCCGTAACACGATCCTGAGCCGTACAGCTGAAGGCCTGGCAGTAATCGAGGCGCTGTGGGCTGAGCTGAATGCCAAGACCAAAAAGTCGCTCGGTCAGCAATTTATCGACATGGCGCGCAGCAGTGCCGCTGAATTCGACCGACAAGCTGCCGAGCGCGAGCCAGCAGAGCCTGATGACATAGATCTGTCTGGTGGCGGCTTCAACCCAATTGAACGCCCCGAACAGGATCAGGTGCCCGCTCACCGCGATGAGCCGCCGCAGTATGGTGACGATGATCCTTTCGCAACTTGATGCCAGAGACCTGCCTAACCCGCAGGTCTTTTTTTGTGCAGATTATTTTGCCTGGATAGTTGACATAGTGGTTATGCATAACTATTATCTAATTCAACACCTAACCGGGTGAACCAACGAATGGAGAGAGTCATGGCGCAGAACTGGCTGGTGAATTTCAACGACAAGGACGGCAACAAAATGGCGGTTGTGCAGGTGAACTGCTATCAGGCGCCGCGAGCAGTTTCCATCGCCATGGGAATGCTCAAGAAGCGAGACCCTGGAAAGCATGAACTGGTCTTGCGCCAGTCGTTTTCGATCCTTGTTGAGGACGCCTAAAGCGTTCCGCCTAACCCTAAACACCAGAGGTCACTATGGCGCGCACTTACGAATATTGGACGGTCAAGGATGGCGAGGACATCGCCATCAGCCTGATCGTCGCTTATTTCTCGGTCCGAAAAGGAAATTTCAGCTCCCAAGCCGCCGATCCCGATGAGTACTTCGGACATTGCGAGATTAATTGGGAGTCGAAAGACGACACCAGCTTCATGACTAAATCCGAGATCACCTCAATGGAGGAATGGCTTGTGAATGAGCATTCCGAGTATCTGGCCGAACAAGACTACTACGACTAACCCCAAACACTGGAGGTCGCCATGACCTCCAATCCCCCGACAGGAGCAACACCCATGAGCATTTCCGTAATGATGGTGATGTGCCTCGCGATGAAAGACGGCACAAAAGAATGCAACGTGTCAGGTCGCTATTTACAGCCAGACGCCTTCAACGTTGACGAATGCAGCAGTGACGCCGACGCAGCGATCAATAATGTTCTGCTGCAAAGCAATAAGAATGGCTGGGCTAAGGGCATCTGCTTCCCGCAGGAAAAATACTCCCAGGTCGTCACCCGCGCCGTCGAATACCTTAAGGCTAAAGGCTACAAGGTCAACTTTAAAGCTTACACAGGGGAATGACATGAAAGCTCAAGCCACCAAATTCACTCAGCAAGAAATGCGCGAACGCAGCCTATCCGGTGTCATTCACATGGATGGCATGATGGGCAAAACCTTCACCACTTGGTTTCTGATCAAGTGCGGGCTTGCCGGTGTTGCTGCGGCCTATCTGTTTGATTGGGCGATAATGAGTATGCCGGTATGAAAATTAAGGTTAGCGAATTGAGTGGGGCGGCGCTGGACTGGGTTGTGGCTCAGGCATGTAAAACTCCGGTCTGGATAGCTGATTCTTGGCTTGTAAATGGGATTGAGGTCCCAACACTAAAAGTTCGGGAAAATGAATACTGGTCGCCGTCAACCAACTGGTCTCAGGCTGGTAAATTCATACATGACCACCAGATCGAATTTTTGGCGCAGGAGGATGACAACCACGCCATGCACGCCAGTCTCTCTGCGTGGAGGCGACATGGTTTATCGCACCGAACAAGATGGGCTTCAGGTGAGACGCACTTAATTGCCGCGTGCCGATCAATTGTATTCACGTTTTTTGGCGAAACCGTAGAAGTCCCGCAGGAGCTTGCGCCATGACCATCCAACCCCACCAACCCTGGAAGCCGACCTGCTGGGTTGGTGGCGTCTATCTTGGCTCGCAAGGAGCAATTATGGTTAGAGATCCGTGGGTTTGGATGCCTGGAATCGAACTTGAAACGCTTGAAGACGATAGCAGGGCCAAATACGCCGCCACCAAAGCAACTGCGGCGATTCTTAGGAGTATGCGGAAGTGAGTCACATCAGCAAATGCCTTGAATATGCCAGGCGCGCTAAGCAAGAAGGCAACCGGTCCCTGCATCAGTTCTACCTGAGAAAGGCGAGGGCATACGTTGAATTCTATCGACGCAGATAATAAAAAAGCGCCTCAAGGGGCGCTTTATTCATTCCGGCAATATCACTTATCCGGCTTGGTCACGGTGCCTGGCGCTACAGCAAAGTCAGTCACGATGGCCGATTGCTTCTGCGACTCTTTGGTCATGCCAAACCAGAAGCCCATGACTTCCTTGGTCATGCCCAGCCACAGGCCCAGTACCGTGCCGACAGTCAACGCGGCAGTTGGATCGCGGATCACGTCATTTGCCCAGCCGATCAGCACAGCCACCACCACGAACAGCGATCCGCCGAGCATGATGAATGTCAGGGTTGGCCTCACAAAGTCGTGTGGCTGGGCTGCTGCGAGCTTCCTGGCGCTATCTCGATCAGCAGCCTCAGCAGAATATTGCGCCGCTTCAGCCTGCAACCGGTTGCTTTCCGCAGTGACTGCTAACTGCTCAAGTTGAACGCGAGCATTAATCTGCAACTCCTGCACGCGAGCAAGGGCTTCAGGATTCGCAGCAAGGGCCACGTTAACCGAATCCGGGTCATTGGGTACGTTTAGCGCGCTCGCCACCAGGGCGCCCACAGCGGCGCCGGCTGGGCCACCTAAGAGCGTACCAACGATAGGTGCGGCGCGACCAACCATGCTGCCGATGTCTGACCAGTTCATTCTGTAATCTCCAGATTATCGGCGATGCGCCGAGCCCAGCCTTTGCCGAACGTAGGCCAGGTTGCCAGGTCGGTCATAAAGCGCAGACGGATAGCGCTGTATTGTGCTGGCGTTACTCGCGATGCCGCCGAGATAGTTTGCGGGCCAATCAACCCGTCCTGGGTGATACCGGCTGCGCGCTGGATCCATTTTACGGCCTGCCCTGGCCCGCTATTCACTGCGGCGTCGAATACGTGGAATCGTAGCGCATCAGGCAGCTGGTCAGCCTTGATTCGATCCCAGTAGTCGGCACGGTAGATAGCGATTGCGGTCGACAACGGAAGATTGCGCATATCGCCCGCGTAACCATGGGAGCGCGCCACCCGCTCAGTAATGCCAAAATTCGTGGCGCCGCCTGGATCCTTGGGGTGATCAACAAAGCCACCCTCATTGCCAAGCAGGTGTTTTAGGGATTGCTCAAGGTTCATCTGTTACTCCCGAATCACGTCGCAACCGGCCTTTCTTCCCACAGCAGGGAATAGAGCAGTTGAGCCGCATCGTTGACGGTCACGCCGCCAGTAAGTGTCTGGAATCGTCCATGGTATACGCCAGCTGGCAACCCTCGCTCGCTAGCCTGAACCCCTACGTTTTGCGCCGCGTTGTTGGCGGCGGCGGCGCGCACTTTGATCAAATCTACTTCTGTGCCGCCAGTAAAGTTGCCGCCAGTCTCAAGCGTTACTTGGGATGCGTATGGCGGCTGCGGGCGCTCAGCCATGCGGTTTACGCCGATGACGGGGAGGGCAACCCACGATCCTGAAGAGGTGGCGCCAGTATAAATTCGAAGCTCCAGGGCGCCCTGGGTAAGCTCAAGGACTTGCGACCACAGGACGAAGTCAATCGGACTGGTAAAGCGAAACTGAAAGCTTGGCCCCGCAGTAGGGATGACCGACTCGATATAGGCGCGGAAAAACTTTCCAGCAAAGAACCCTGTCTGCCCTGGATCTACGCGCAGACGCCGGTTTTGCCCGAACCCGCCATCGGTCATGATGTCGCTAGGCGGCGCGGCAGTGTCATTGCCCACTACCGCAAGCGCTGGCGGAAGGCTGCCGCTAAGACCGACAACCGTTACGCGGATAGCTGATACGCCGCCATCAGCCTTAAGCGATACCGATGCGGAGTTGAGCGTAATAACTGTATTGCCGTGCAGGGATTCCCACGCATCCGATCCGGGGCGTCTGCGCTCAACGGCGGCAACGCCAGTGGCAGGCAGCGAAGGGAATTGAAGATAAACATTCAATGACCCCGATGCGCCTCCAGCGATAGGGAATACCTGCGGATCGCTGCCAGACGCGAGTTGAAAAATGGAAATCATGCCAGCTCCTTGGATGTTGTCTTGATCCTTGGTGACAGCGCCAACACTATGGCCCCGACAATAACGATTACGGCGTGAGCTATGGATGCCCAATTTACTTGCCAGCCGCCCTCAAGCGTTCTCAGGATAGCCCAGGCAGCTATGGCGCCCATTACCACGACGGGCCAACGGATCGCGCCTTTTGTGTCCCTGGACATGCGACCAGCCACGCACACACAGACCATCAAGCAGTAAAATGCTGATACCAGAGCTGGAATAACTAAAATAGTCATTGGCCGACTCCCTCCGATTTGTTTTTGGTAAGCCTATCTACCAGACCCAGAACGAGAGGGACAAGTTTCATACCTAGCAGTCCAATCCAGAAGTACAGGGCGCCAAGAATTGCGGTTTCGATGGGGAATGACGGCCATTGCCAAAGGAGGGCAAAATAGATAGCCGGAGCGCTTGCCGCGCTGATAGATGTTCCGGCAGCCACATTGATAATGGCTCTCTTGCGGTCTTGCGGGGGCCAAAATGAAAGCGCGACCAAGGCCCCAAGAAATGCGAGAGCAAGCAGATCAGCCCTCAGCAGTGAAGCTATGTTCTTCGCCGGATCATCCACGGTGCTTTCTCCATATCGGCGCAAGAGTGGTAAGGCAGTTCTTGCGCCAAGTCCAGCGCATGCCAATCATCGAATCCAGTTCACCGATTAGCTCGGGAGTCGTTCTAGATCCTCGGATCACATGATAGCTAATAGCCGGTAGGGTTGTAACCTTTCTTCGGACGAGTCGCCCGCTTGCGAACTTGTACAGGTAGCCGTCAGCGAATAATGAGTATCCGCCATCGGGCCCATATACGCCAGAAAGCGAGATTAGGAAGTCTTGGGGATTGGACGGGATATGGCGAACGCAGAATAGTCGCCCAGGCTCAATTGGATCTGAAGGCTGCAAGTGCGACCTGTACCAGTAGAAAGATGCCAGCGCACTGCCTGCGAGCGCCTGGCATATGATCCAGCCCATGTAGCCGCCAAACTTACAGGCCGAAAAAACAACGTCAGCCATCGCGCAGCCAGCAATCAAGGCTGCAATGCATTTTTGCCGCAAATCGCTATAGGGGGTTAGCCGCACTATGATCAGTGCGGCCAGGGCAAAACTTAGGCTGAGAGAAATATCGTGGGCGATCCATACCCACTTGTCGTCAGCGAGGACGTTCAGCAGGCGATTCGACCCCCACGCGACCGCTAGGCCAAGAGGCGTCACTAGCCGCCCCCTTGCTGCGAGAATCCCCATATTCAGATTTCCTCGGGATGGCAATCCCTTTGTCCTGTTTTTTGTTGGTCATTCCATTATCCCCTGTTTACGCCGCGAAAGCTGCGTCGATTATGTTGTTCACGTTGTTGGCCGTGGTCGATGCGTCGGGTGCAACGATAGATAGGGCTGAAGTCGTGATATTCCCGGAAATGTTGCATTTGACTGTTGCGGTGCCGATTGTCTGGATAGCGGCACCGCTGCCGGCTGCCAGGTTCAGTGAGTTGGCCGAGAACCTGACGCCAGCTGCATTGTTGACCTGGATCGAAGGGCTGGCAAAAACCGACGCATTGAATACATCATTCCCGGATATTTTGGAGTTGGTAAGGCTTGCAATCCCTCCAAGATAGATAGAGAAGCTAGTAACCTTGAAGGTGTTGTCAAATATCTTGACTCTTTTCCAGGCGAGGCTGTTACCGCCAACTATGCCAGAGGCTGAAGATATTGAGTTATCGCTTATTTCCAGACCGTCCATAGCTACTGCGGTGCCGCCGCCAAGGGCAATGCCATTGTTTATGGTTGTGATATTGTTACCCACAATCCTGGCGCGAGGATTCTGCCAGTCAATCCCAATGGACCCACCGCTAATGCTGTTGAGCGCGATTAGGGATGGTTCTGCGCCGGTATTGAGTTGAGACCTGATACCGATGGCGTTTATCGACAGCATATTGATTATGTTGCCAGAAGCAATAAATTGACCTGTATGAGCATACCCTGTTACGGACCCCACGGAAATCGCCACAGTGAAAGAGCCATGCAAGTTGTTACCTAGTACCAGAATCTTATCAGTGTTGCTGTTGAGGAATACGCCTAGTTGCTGAATATTGGTGATGTTGTTGTTGGCGATTGTAATAGATACGCCTTGCAGCACCGCAGCCGGAGCGGGCAACAATGGGTTACCATCCAAGTCTACGTTGGAAGACTCTACCTTGCAGAAATGCAAGACGTTATCCCCAAGGTTATCGAGAATGGAGCCGCCTCGACACCCTTGCGAGAAGTCGACACAGAAGCCGCCCAAAAGATTCTGGAAGTTGTTATTTACAGCTCTTGGGCGATAGCAGTTTGTCGCCACCATGCCGTGAACAACGGTATTGCGAATATCGCATCCATCCATCCACAGGTTGGAGCAAGACTTTGACCCAGTAGGATCCAGGGCGTATTGGCGCCCACCAAGGAAGCCGATGAGCTGGCCGTCAAGAATACAATCCTTTAGGCCGACATTATCAACAGATCCGTCAGATGTAGGGTCGATTATGATGGCCGAATAGCCATTGACGAATGAGATACCTGACACGGTTATGTTCTTGCCGGATATCACCCTGAAGAACGCCTGCGGGGTGCCAGTTCCACCCCATGTCAGGATCGATGTCGCACCTTCTCCGGTTACATTTTGCCCGGTTGAAAGGGTCGCAGCAGATGTTCTGTTTGGCTCTCTGCCGCCAGGGTACACAACGGTAGGACCAATTGGAGCGACCTTGAAATTACCTGATGGAATATGGAATGGGAGCCCGGTATTTACTGCCGCAAGATATCCAGCGGTGTCATCTGTGCCAGTTGTTCCGTTGTAATCACCCTTGCATCCGAACTGCCTGATGGATGGCGGAATCGTCTGGCAAAGGGTCAGAAAGCCCCCGTCAGCCATGGCGATTACTGTCCCGCCATTTGCGGTGCCGGTAGTCTTGATGGTGTATGGACCACCACCTCCATCGCCTGGTGCGTAGTACCCAAGGATAAAGACGTTTTTGGAGATGCTGTTTTTGGAGAGCGTGATAGCCTCGGCCACCGTCTGAGCAACTTGCCAGCCCCTGCCAATCTCTGCCGCGCCCTTCAGCGGGTCAGATATGTTTTGCAGGTCGGCAATGAATTGCCCTGCCTGAGTGGCAGACGCGGCGGCGCTTGCAGCAGATGCGGTTGCCGATGAAGCGGCGGCACTGGCTGATGCGGCATCTGCGGCTACCTGAGTGACATCGATAAACTGAACCCTGACTTTCCCAGTGTTCGTGCCTCTGTCCACCTCAAGATCATACATACCCTGGGGCGCAGCAACTGCGATAAGGCCGTTGATATCAGCAGAAAACGGGTTGGGCAGGGGAGCCCCATTAGAATCCTGAAGGCCCGTGGCAAGGGTGCTGGTATTCGCCACGTAAAGCGTGCAGACGGCATTTGGCATGATATTGCCATTTGCATCCTGGGCATAAAAATTCTTCAGCTCCATTCTAAACCTCGATATCTATGCCTTCGGGAGGATGGGGCCATTCCACGTCTTTTGGGTAGCCAGCTGACGCTGTGATATCCCGGAGCGCCTTCCTGTACGCAAGAAGAGCCGAATACTGATCAGCGCTCAGTGATGTTCCTGATGCCATATCCACCTCGTCGCGATGGCGGGAGATATACCAGTCTGACGCGTTCAGGGCTGCCAGTCTCTTTACGCCGACAATTTCCGAGTAATGTCTGTTCTCAAGATCGTCACTGTGCGCCCACTTGCCGCCATCCCATACGCAGAATTCATTCTCTGGCACCAGAGAGGTTAGGCCGTCAGGCAGCGGGCCAAGCTCGCCAAAATAGGTTTGCTCGCCAGTAGCCGTTGAATAAACAGCTCCTCGATGATCTTTTACCTTGGCCCAGGCATCACCCTCAAGGCAATATGCAAATCCAGCTTCGGCTTGGCCTGGGGCGTTGGCGGACGAGTAAGCAGGGATTAGCCACTGATCCGGATTAAGCTGGTCTGGCTCGGCCACAGACTCGCCGGTAAATTCTTTTGTTACCGGGTCGGCATTGTAGATCTTCATTATTTATCCTCAGAACTTAATGCAGTAAAGGAGGGCAATGTTTCTTGGGCGCGTTTCGCTACCGCCAGTGGCCTGTGTCGTGCCCCCGTTAATCCCGTTAGCACTACCAGCCTGTGCAGCGGATCCAGCAACGCCGAGAATCGTTCTAACGTCTTGTTGGTGCGTGTGGCTTGCAAATATGTCGACCTGAAACGAGCCAAAAACACGGCCAGGGTCGATGCCCCTGCTGGCATCCCAACCACGCACAAACTCGCCGCGAAGATCGGGAACGTTGAAAGTTGTCGTACCGTTACCCGCGCCGAAAGTTGTACCTATGGCCGCAAAAAGGTTGGCGTATTCAGTGCGCCCGACCGCAGATCCGTTGCATGTTATCCACCCAGCAGGCGCGCTGTTGCGAGCAAACGCCTGAACGCCGCCAACCAGGGAAGGTGTTGCGGCGCTGATTGGGTCGACCCATCCGGCACCACCGGTATCTGGGTTGGACGTGTTGTTGTCTATGGTGCTTTGCCAGTACTTCGTGGCATCAGCGCTGACCAGCAGACATCCTTTTGGGTAGCCGCCAATAGCTGCCGCCATGGCAGCATCAAACGAGAACAGCCCCCCAGCGGATTGCCACTGCTGGATATTTGTTATGGAAAAAAGGATGCCGTTCATGTCGGTGCCAAATGGCGGGACACCACCAGCAGACAAGCGCGTACGCGTCAGCGGCGGGAAGCCATCTGGGAATGAGGCTCTGCCGTCCTCAATGCCGATTTGCGATTGGTTCGGAATGGGCTGCTTGGCGCCAGACGAGGCGAACGGCAGAGAAATTTTTCCTGGCTGGCTACTAGACTGCATCTATGACTCCGTTATCACCAAAGAATGTACCTTGATCAAAGGGCTGCATTTCACCCTCCGCGAAACCAAAGGTTCCATCTGGGTCTATCTGCATGATCTTAAGCCTAACACCGGCTGGCCTTGGAATTATACCAGAGTGTGCGGCAATAGTTCTTTCAACTGGGGAAAGCTCAAACTCGAAAACATATCTCAAGTCCATGAGATTGCTGGTCTGCGCATAGCAGCGCCTGCCACCAGCTCCAAATAGAAGCCTTAGCATCTTGTTTAGGGTTGGCATAGTGCAGTCGGCAATGTTCGCCAATGCTTTAGCTATGATTAGCTGACGGAAAGCTTCGTCGGTAAGCGTTACGGTTTCGGTGGCATTGTTGCCATCATAAAACGGCGCCTGATCGAATGGCTGAATTCGGTCGTCATACTGGACGGGGGAGTCTCCGAATATCACGAAAGCCATCGGATTTATGACCGCATCGCCAGGAACGTCTTGCCCAGGCGATTGCCCCGACCAGGCCTCATAAAACCCAAAAGTGGTGCTAGTGCTTTCAATGGTGACGTTACGCCCAATAACAACTATGCGCCCCCAAATATCCAGACCAAAGCCTTGGGCGGTATCAACGTTCCAGACCAGATTATAAAAATCTTCAGTCCAGCTGGTCTGGAAGTATTCATGCCTATCAGCTATTAGCTGCTGGATTACCGGAGACGAGGCGTATTGCTTCATGCGATCACCACGGAAATATCCGACTCGCTCACAACCGGCTCTTGATCGATGCCGACAAGCAGCGAATCAAGGTTTGCAATCGTGGTCCCGACCTTGACGCCGATGATGGAAACCGAGCTGGAAATAGCAGAGATCGGGCCGTAGTAACTGGATGCGAATATCTCACCGCCCATTCTTGCTCTCTGCGCGCCATTGGTGCCGCTCAGCGTGGCAATCACTGCTTGCTTTGTGAGTACGACGATATTCCCTGGCAGCGTAGGGCTGTTAGCAATAGTGATCAGGAACTTTACTGGCAGCGAGTCGGGAATATTGAACTGATAATTGTAGGTCGGCTGAGGGAACGAATAATCCATATCCGGCAACACTACCGTGGTGTTCCCGGTCATGCCGCAACCAGCATCTTTCTTCATTTCGATGGCGCGAGCAATATTCTCTGCTACGCCACCAACGACACCGATGTAAATGCTATGTGCGGGGATTGGGTAATTCGTAGACCCGTAAAGAATGGTCTCAGTGGTGAAGTTGTCGTAGACGAACACATCAATCACGCCGTCAACTTCGAAAACAGCCGCACGAATCGCTCCCGGGGTTCCGTGAGCATTTTTCTCGATGCTCAAGTTTCTGCGCAGCTCAAATTCGGCCCTGCTTTCGACATTTGACCCAAGGCTTGCTGCGGCAAGATTGGTCACTGCATCCCAGCCAGGCGAGGCCTGTGCAATTCGTGTCAATGAGCTGATGCCAAGCTGTACGGGGCCGGTTGTCAGGCATGAGAATTGGATGACGATAGTGCCAACCGACGGGAATACGGCCTCAATATCAGACGCCCAAAGGTTGCCGTTTGCGTCTTCTGCAAGCGATCCAGCTGGAAGCGTGGCGCCTGACTGTCCAGTGCAAAGGGCCTGAACCACGCTTGATGTGGCTCCCTTGCGGTCAAGGAAGTAGATTCTGGCAATCGCATCCTGCATTCGACCTTCAGCCGTAGCCGGGTCAACCTGGGAGATCATGTACGCGATTGCAGCATTCGAGCCTTGGATGTCAGTCGTGAGCTGATCAGCAAGATGTGCTTGTGGCGTGGATGGCGTGACAATATCCAGATCGCCGCCAAATGCCTCATTCTCATCGGCTAAAACGGCAGTGCGGATAGTCACGGCATCAGGCACGACGACGCCTTCGGGAGTTATCTGCAAAGCCGGGACGTTAGACATTGATCACGGTTCCATCATCAAGAGTGCATTGGATTTGGCCGGTAAGCGCTCGGCTGTCGTATTGTAGCACTGCAATTGCTGATGTTACGCCCGGAACTGTGACGGCCTCAGTTTCATACCATCCGGCAAGGATTCTCTGTGGCGGCTGCTTGCCAAGAACTTCTTCTTGATACGGGATGCCGCGATCAGTATTGAATGGCGCCTCGCCTCGCCACAATCGGCAGGCATTCGCCACGGACTGGGCGCGCTCATATGGGGCCACTGCCAGGGCAATGCTTCGACTGGCATCCAAAGTTAAATCCCAGCTGTCTGGATCCAAGTATAAGGTCGCCATCAGTTGGCCTTTGTCAAGGTTGTGAGTTGATTTTGATCCATAACTTGGTTTGGTACGCTTGTTGGCTGCCCAGGCACTCCAGTTGTATGGGTGTGAGCATTCATGAAGGCCAGCATGCGGTCATCAACAAGGCGCCTTACGGCTGCATTGGTATTCCCCACACTCACGCCTCCCGTGCTATGTATCAGAATTCCACCTTCAGTAAACTGGATGTACTGAGTGGGGGCGCCATTCAGGATGCCGCCGAGATATGCGCAGTCACTGAAGCTGTACATGCGACGACTGCCTGGCGGGGCAGATTGGCGGGCGCTCTTGACTGCACTGATGTCGCGGCTACAGAAGAGGGCCATGCCGATGTCGCCCGCTTGTGGGTCAATGATGACCGCATTTGAGCCGCCCTGAATTCGCACATATGGCACATTGGCAATTTCTCCGTGAGGGATTGTTACGTCGTTACCGGTGACCTGATCGACCAGAATACGCACGCTGACAAATCCCACGGGGCTCACGCCAACTCCAGTAACGGATAACACTTCAACCGGCATACTGGTATTTAGGTTCGCCATCTGCTGATGGATCAGGAAGCGCTGCTTATTCCACTCACCTTGACCTGTAGTAGGGTCTGTCTGGCCGTAATACTGGTCTGTATCCGTAGTCATTATCTTGACCTGATGGTGGTGTTTTGCGGGGTTGCGACAAAGAATGTAAACCATGCGCCGCCTGGCAGCTCAGATTCAAGCCGGTGCGACATGCTGACAATGTACCATTCGCCATTGCATGAGGAAACGTCCTGCTCCATGAAGATCTTGCAGCCATGAAAGACAGCGGGGTTGAATAGGGCGGTGTACATAATCCCGACATGCGTCTTTTGCGGCCAGCCAACCAAGCCGGTGTTGAAGTCGATCAGCACGGCAGTGCTGTTGCGCGCCACACCCATAGGGGCAATCGCAAGCACTCCTTGCTCAGGCAGATACCAAAACTGAATCCTGGCGGCGTCAGCTAGCGTCTGGACCTTGGTTAGCGGGCTGCCAGTCAGGTACATATCAGTTACGGTAGACGTTACTCCGTTGTCCTCCAGGGAGACCCCAAGCTCTTTGGCGAGGCGCGACATGATTGCCGATACCTTCTGCGGGCCAGGAAATGAATTTGCGGCAGCTGGCGCCAGAGAACCAATCAGCCCGGATCTCGCCTCGACCACAAACGCAACATCTGGAACCCCGGCATAATCAGGCTGGGCAATGTAGATCTCACCAAAGAATATCGAAGTGAACGCGCCGTCATCATCGGTAGCCTCTACCAAAACCGAGTTACGCATAAAGTCGAGGTTCTGGTAGTTGATCACCGTCAGGCGCTCCATTACCAGCCTATCAAGGCCGTACAGGCGCAGGCGCAGCGTGGCGAACTCGTAACCGCCAGGAGCATCAATTTCAGCAGATGCGCGGAAACCTTCAAACTCAAGCGTGTCCGGGTTGCCCTCTTCGGTAAAGGTGCCGGTTGCCAGCTTGAACGTAAACCTTAGATTGCGTCGTTGAAAGCTAGAAGCCATCTTGTTCCCCAGCCTGTGTATACCGGGGCGTCATCGCCCTGCGTGTTGATAGCGGCTAGCTCACCGATAAACCCTGTGTACTTTGCGCGAACGATGGCTGAGCGGTTAACGACAAGCACGTTTCTGCAAATCACCTTCCCGTTGATGCTTAGGCTCAGATATTGCCTGCCGCCAATCTCGCGCAGATCAATGGTGCACGGCTGACCAGCGAGAACGACGTTTACCGACTGAGCCGGTACAGGCTTGAGCGGAATAGTGCTTATGCCCATGCGACGTCTCCACCTGCTGAGGTTGGTTCGCCAGCCAGCGGGTTAACGCGAGTGGTTGGGGTGCTTGGCTGATCTTCAGGATCGGCAATAGTTGACGAGCTGAATACCACGGCCTTTTCGCGCACCTGCTGAAACAGGCAGTCGGCGACGATCATGGCTGCGCCTGCGCGAGCGCTACGGCTCAACCTGTAGCCGACCAGCGTCATGTTGTGGTGGCGCCACTCTGGCGACAAGATATCGAACAAGGTGGTTTTTGTGACGTTATCGTCGAGCCAGTACAGAAGCTGCAAACGGCTGGTTTCGTTGCCGTCTTTCACCAGTCGGATAGGGATGATGTCCGGCATCCTCACCTTGTTGTAACTGGTGAAACTGCCGGTCTGGATGAAGTAGTCCGACACCCGCGCCTCGGCTGCAACGTCAAGCTCCAGAACGCTGCTGACCTCAATGGATGGGTCGGATGTGCCGACGTTGAAAACGCCCCAGGTTGGCCCTGGAAAGAGGTAATCCCACAACTTAGTCGCCAGGTTCCCGAGCAGCGTGATGCCGATAGCCTTGGGGGCACTCTTGAGCAGGTTTGGTACGCCTGGAATCGCCATTAACGAACGCCCGTGTTTGCTTGTTGGATGATGGCGCCTCGCATGTCTCTTGCGATACCGGGCGCATCAGTGGCCTGAGTATACACTTTGATTTCGCCGATGTTGGTATTGCCCGCCTGCTGACCACCACCCTTGACGCCAGCCATGCTCAGGCCGGTCATCACGTCGCTGTCGCTCAGGTAGTCACTGCCAGCCTCATGCCGCGCAATGCCTTTGATCAGGCCGGTAAGGGTGTTCGAATCGCTCAGGTCCAGCTGCTGATCACCACTTACTCCCAGGCGTTTTGCGAGCGCATCGATATAAGCCTGCGTGTTGTTCTCGCTTGACGGCGCATACTTATTAATTATCTTGCTTATAGTATCAAGGCCGCGCTCGCCGTAGCGCTGGAGTTGTTTAGCTAGGGCGGAAACCCCTTCGGCGGTTGTGCCGAACTTGGCGAACCTGGCATTGCTTCCATCCTCCAGCGTGGCGCCAGACTGGCCCGCAAAATTCAGGTTGCCAGGGTTATTGTTTCGCTCTGCTCGCGTTTTCCCTGTGCCAGAAGTGGTGGTCGGCACGGTTATTGGCGACTGCTGCGAATTGTTGCGCGGCTTCATGCCGAACACATCCAAAAGCTTTTCCGTCCAGCCTTTGATTACGCCGCGATCTTCTTTGCTGACCGCATCGGAATTGATGAACTCGGTGATCTTTTGGCCGCCAGCCGCCACGCCGCCAGTGATGCTGGTAAGAGGGTTGAATTTTGCTGCGGTCCCGCCATAGCCTCCGAACAGCTTTTGAAGCGTGGGATTGCTGAATTTTGGCAAAAGGTTGTCGATGCCTCTCGTCCACTTCTCGGTG